CGATACAGCGATTAGAAATGTTGCAATAGGTACTACTGCTCTAACGAGTGATACAAAGGGTGATGCCTCTGTAGCTGTAGGGCATGGCGCTTTGTATTCCCAAAATTTTACAACCACCACTTCTGTTTACAATGTAGCAGTGGGTTATCACGCTGGGGTAAATGTCACCACGGCAATTTATAACACTCTTATAGGAGGCCTAGCTGGGGATGCTCTTACAGTTGGCAATAATAATGTCGCTGTAGGTTTTAATGCGCTTACTACTGATACTAAAGGCGACAGAAATGTGGCTGTCGGCACAGGGTCTTTACTAAACCAAAATTTTACGACTACAACGGATTCGTACAACGTAGCGGTTGGGTATGAAGCAGGAGCGGCAGTCACCACGGGAATCCAGAATACGCTCATCGGGGGTTTAGCTGGTGACGCTTTGACTGACGCTGATTACAATGTTGCTGTTGGGGCATATGCTTTATCAAGTGACACGCTTGGCAGTCAAAGTGTAGCAGTAGGCAATCTGGCTTTGTTCTCTCAAAACTTCACCACAGCTACCAATACTTACAACACAGCAGTAGGACAAAGCGCAGGTCTGTCAGTCACCACGGGACTTCAGAACACTCTCATCGGAGGTCTTGCTGGTGACGCTTTAACTGATGCTGATTACAATGTTGCAATAGGTTATGCCTCCCTAACAGCCGACACTTTAGGCAGTAAAAGCACAGCGATTGGCGTGGGCACTTTAGAAAGCCAAAACTTCACTACGGCTACCGATAGCTTCAACACAGCCGTAGGATATACAGCTGGATTATCAGTCACCACGGGAACCTTCAACAGTCTTGTCGGTGGGTTAGCTGGTGATGCTCTCACTACAGGTGCGTCTAACGTAGCGCTGGGCTACGCTTCACTGTCCTCCGAAACCACTGGATCGGCTAATGTTGCAATAGGTACTAATGCGCTAACTGCTCAAAATACAACCGCTGTTTCTTATAACACTGCAGTTGGTCACAATGCAGGTGTGTCAGTCACCACGGGAACTGGGCACACTTTAATCGGTGCGTTAGCTGGCGATGCTTTAACAACCGCTACTTTCAACACCGCAGTGGGGTACGGAACACTAAGTGCTGATACGCTTGGAAACCGATCCACTGCTATCGGGTATGCAGCACTTTTCAATCAAAATTACACCACGGCGACGGATGCTTACAATACAGCGGTTGGTTTCCACTCAGGTGTGTCAATCACCACGGGAATTTTTAACACCCTCATCGGGGGTCAAGCAGGTGATGCTCTGACTGATGCTGACCAAAACGTAGCGATTGGTTTGAACGCTCTCACATCGGATACGTTAGGAAGTTTTTCGGTAGCTGTAGGCACTTCGGCTTTGGGAACACAAAACTTCACCACAGCTACCAATACTTACAACACGGCTGTTGGTCATTCCGCAGGGTTGTCAATCACCACGGGATTCAACAACACCCTTATCGGTGGTCTAGCAGGAGATAATTTAACAGACGCAGACTACAATGTTGTCGTGGGAGTTAACGCCCTAGCCTCTGACACTCTTGGTAGTAAAAGTGTGGCGATAGGAGAGGGCGCTTTATTGTTCCAAAACTTCACTTCGGCGACTGATGCACTCAACACGGCTATAGGGTTTCAATCTGGCAGGGAAATCACGACAGGAACTAAAAACACCATCCTTGGACGCTACAGCGGCAACCAAGGCGGTCTCGACATCCGCACCTCAAGCAACCAAATCGTCTTGTCAGATGGTGACGGTAATCCTCGTTACCACATTGCAGCTGATGGCTCACATAGGTTTGGATATAACGGCGATATTTGGACAGGTTCAGACAATGCTGCCGTAATGCAGTATGCGGATGAAAAAGATAATTTTCGCATATATCAGCAAGATGCGGCGGGAACTGGAAGATCGCTCATTGCGGGTTTCTCAGGCTCAAGCACTACATCTCAAGGTACGTTGACATTCAACGTAACCTCCAATGGTAATGTCACAAACACAAATAACAGCTACGGTGCTATATCTGATGAGAGACTTAAAGAAAATATTGTAGCTGCCTCTTCTCAATGGGAAGATATAAAAGCAGTTCAAGTTAAAAAATACAGCTTAATTGCTGATGGTTTGGATGCGCCTAATCGACTTGGAGTTATTGCCCAAGATTTAGAACAATCAGGAATGAACAGTCTGGTAACAGAGCAAGACGACAAAGAAGGTGGAACAAATAAAACCGTCAAATATTCAATCCTTTACATGAAAGCTCTTAAAGCCTTACAAGAGGCAATGACTAAAATCGAAGACTTGGAAGCACGAGTCGCAACACTAGAATCAAACTAAGGAGATAATCCATGACTGACGAAGCAAGAACCGACGAAGAAAAAGCACAGATGTATCAAGCCATGTTGGATGGCGCGAATGTCATTACTAGCGTGTTGGACGCAAACAACGAGTATGGCAATGACCTGACCAATGTTGAAAAGCAGGCAAAGGTTTTGCGTAGCTCTGGTTATCTTGAGCATGGAGTCGCACTGACCGATTGGGGATCAGAAGACTTTACTGCTATTAACGCTGCGATAAGTGCAGCAAACGCATACGACCCAGACGCATAAGGAAAAAACCGTGCAAATTAATCTAGAAGAAAACGAGATCAACGCAATCCTAGCAATCCTTGGTGATATGCCAAGTAAGTCAGGCACTTGGCCTTTGATGATGAAAATTAAAGTGCAAGCTGACGCGCAACTCGTTGAGCCAGAAGAAGACGAAGAAGGCGAAGAAGAGACTGAAGAAGTCGTAAATGGCTGAAATACAGTTTCAGATGCACCCGCTGCCGTCAGTATTCCTGATGGAGTTGGACATCCCGACAGAGTTTGTTGAATCGTGTAACGACTATCTTGATGAGCTAGTCACACAAAACGACAAGGTCAGCGCAGCGCATACGCTGGTGGGTCAGATCAAGACAGGCGAGCAGCTTGTGATGGATCACGAAGATCCAAGGCTGGCACCGTTTTCTAAGTTCTTGTGTGAGATGGGCGTGACGTATATTAACCAGTTCATGGCCCAATCTGGTCAGGTGCTGGACGGGAACAGAAACGTCGAGATGGATGAGCTATGGTCAGTCCACAGTTATGAGGGTGACTACAACCCGATACACGATCATGGTACTAAGACGGTGATGGGTATTAGCTGTACGACATGGACGAAGGTGCCGCCACAGATAGTGCAGGGGCCAAGGCCGGGATCGCAAGAGTACGGGCTGTATAACGCTTCTGGCGAGTCAGATGGCTGTTTGTGCTTTAACTACGGACAGTCGAGCACATGGGATAGAGAGCGGCTGAAGCCTACGCAGAATGTTGTAGTGAGGCCGCAAGTGGGTAGGCTATATATGTTTCCTAGTTGGATGCAGCACATGGTGTATCCGTTTCAGGGGGAAGGCGAGCGAAGGACAGTAGCTGCCAACATCAACTGTTTTCCTGTCGAGGGATCACAAGATGGAAATAAGCATTAATGATACTGCTCAGATCAGTTGGAAGCAGATAGCGGTACAAAAGCAGGAGCGCCTGAAAACGGGTGCTGAAGGCGAGACTGTGCGCGAGGCGGTTGAAACAATCATACCGACTATGTACACCAAAGAAGGCAACAAGGTAGAAGCGCAACCACTAGCGCCTACTCAGAGAGTGAATATATCGGTATGAGCGACAAAGGTGAACAAGCATTAAATGAAGTTAACGCCCATGAGCGAGAGTGTGCCTTGCGTTACCAGCGTATTGAAGAGCGCCTTTCAGAAGGCTCTGCTAAGTTTAAGCACCTAGAACATCTTATTTACGGACTGTATGCATTGATTGCAGCGGCAGCATTGCCGCAGTTTTTCATGGGGTAAATCGTGATTATCGAATCTGTTGCAGCTGCCGGGATGCTTCTCCAGCAGATCAATTCGGTGATTCAAAATGTCAATGAAGGCAAAGCCAACGTGCAACAAGCGATGGCTCTTGTGTCTGATTTCGGAGAAGCTCTTAACAACTTCGAGGTACAACGTAAAAGCTCGACGTTCAATGCGCTCTCAAAGAATGACATTCTCAAGCTACAGATGCTTCGTAGGAACCAAGAGCGATACCAAAAAGATTTGAGAGATTTGCTCCTCGTCGCAGACCCTAAGTTGTTAGAGGATTATGACCAGGCGATTAGGCAGCAGGAACAAGACAGGAGGGCACACGCGAGACTAATGGCAAAACGTAAGCGCGAAAAACAAATCCTTATTCAACAACTTCTTGTTGGCGGCACGACTCTTATTATTGGCGGCGGCATCGCCGTCTTGATCTTTGTCTTGATTCTTAAAGCCTTCGGATGATTATGGCGTTCCTGCTGGTCATGCTGGTCGAGGGCGAGCAAGTCGCAGGCAGATTTCACTTCCGCAACATTCATAGATGCAACCAATTTGCATATTGGCTAGAGCAAGGGACTATTAAGCCGATAGAGGGTAGGCGCTTGAACAATCAAGAGAACATTACAGCCTATTGTATCCCTGTTAAAGTACCGCCAAACACACCATTCTATGACTGACATGGCAGCAAAAAAACTAGAGCCTGGATCAGATTACAATCAGTATGATACTGATGGTGATGGTGTTGTTACTGATGACGAGCTAGAGACTAGCAAGGAACTACAAGAACTAAAGATCAGCAATGAAAGAGCGCAGGCTCAGCGCAGTATGAGTTGGTTTGCTCTATGGGGCATGCTTTTGTACCCCTCCCTGGTAGTAGTAAGTAGTTGGGCTGGTCTAGTACAGGCGGCAAGTATTCTAGGCGATATGGCTAGTGTCTATTTTGTGTCAGTCGCAGGTATATTGGCAGCGTTCTTTGGAGCGCAAGCGTGGTCAAACAGAGGGAATGGTAGATGAGCATAGTTGCTTCATTGGTGGGTCCAGTAACGGGACTGCTAGATAAGTTCATAGAAGACAAAGACCAAAAGGCAAAGCTCGCTCATGAGATAGCAACCATGAGCGAAAAACATTCGCAAGAAGCGATGTTGGCTCAGCTAGAAATAAACAAAGCAGAAGCCGCCACAGGCTCGTTGTTTATCGGGGGATGGCGCCCCTGCATTGGATGGATCTGTGCGTTTGGCCTGCTCTACAACACCATCATCGTTAACATATTAGGTATATGGGTAGCAGTGCCAGAAGTGGATACGACGCTTTTAGTTCCTGTGATGATGGGTATGTTGGGGCTTGGTGCGATGCGTAGTTACGAGAAGGTCAACAAGGTAGCGCGAGAAAAGTAATGAGTAAGCTAGTCGAAATGATTAAGCGTCATGAGGGCGTGAAATCAAAGGTTTACCTGTGTTCTGCTGGCTATGAAACGATAGGCGTGGGCAGAAATATCTCAGAGTCTGGCCTAGGATTGTCTGATGACGAGATAGACTATCTTCTGGAGAACGATATTAAGCGAGTGACAGAAGAGCTACAAGACACTTATTTTTGGTTCGGTGGGCTAAATGAGGCTAGGCGCGACGCGATGGTCGATATTTGTTTTAATCTTGGTCTTACCAAACTGCGTGGTTTTACAAACGCTTTGACTGCCATGAGCAGGGAACAGTTCGATATTGCAGCTGATGAGTTCATGGATAGCAAGTGGGCGCGGCAAGTAGGCACTCGCGCTATTAGAGTTACTGAAATGATCCGCGACGGTGAGTATCAGTAATGCCTTTGCAGAAATACATATTTAACCCTGGCATCAACAAAGAGGGCACCGACTACACCGCTGAAGGTGGATGGTTTGATGGCAATCTTGTTCGATTCCGCAAAGGCTTGCCTGAAAAGATAGGTGGCTGGGTAAAATTTATCACTGCCTCTTTTGAGGGCACTGGCAGAAAACTTTTTGGCTGGACCTCTTTAGCTGGCACTAAACTTCTCGGCCTTGGCACTCGATCAAAACTCTACATACAGTCTGGTGGAAACTACAACGACATAACTCCTATACGATCTACCACATCTGCAGGTGATGTAACCTTTGGAGCGAGTGACGGGTCTAGCTCAATAAACGTAACTGACACCGCACACGGCGCACAAAAAGGTGATTTTGTTACTTTTAGTGGCGCTTCCTCTCTAGGTGGTAACGTTACTGCCGCCGTACTCAACCAAGAGTATGAGATCGATTCCATCACTAGCACCAGTGTGTATGTGATTACAGCAAAAGATACCTCTGGCACAACTGTTACCGCCAACAGCAGCGACAGTGGCAACGGCGGTAGCTCTGTAGTAGGTGCATACCAAATCAACGTAGGCCTTGATGTATTTGTTGCTGGTACAGGTTGGGGTGCTGGCACATGGGGCGCGGGAACATGGGGCTCATCTAGCCCTTTGAGCGAATTAAACCAACTGCGGCTGTGGTCTTTAGATAGTTTTGGCGAAGACTTGATAGCAAACGTGCGAGCAGGTCGTATCTATTATTGGGATACAAGCGCAAAAACATTAGGGACTGATAGGGCTGTGGATATCGCTGATCTGTCTGGCGCAAACTTTACGCCGACTGCAGCTTTGCAAGTTCTTGTATCTGATGTAGATCGACATGTGATTGCCCTTGGCGCAGACCCAATCAACGATGCAGCAACAGCTCGCACAGGCACCATAGATCCGCTTCTTATTGCTTTCTCTGATCAAGAGAATCCTGCTGAGTGGTTTCCAACAGCCACAAACACAGCCGGTTCTCTGAGATGTTCTGCTGGCTCACAAATCATTGGTGGCTTGCGGGCTAGACAAGAGACATTGATATGGACTGACGTTGCTCTATACAGCCTACAGTTTATTGGGGCGCCTCTTACCTTTGGTTTGAACCTAATCAACGAAGGCGTGAGCCTTATCGGACCAAACGCCCCCATCAACACCCCCGCTGGTGTGTATTGGATGGACAAGAAAGGTTTCTATTCGTACCAAGGCGCCGTTCAACCAGTGCCATGCAGCGTTAGATCTTATGTGTTTGATGATTTTAACGAAGGCCAGGCGTTTCAGGTGTTTGCTTTCTTAAACAAGCAGTTTGATGAGGTTGGTTGGTTCTACTGTTCTGGCACAAACACCGTCATTGATCGATATGTCACCTACAACTATGT